GGCCGGACGAACCCGCTCCCGAAGCTCCGAGCTCTCCTCGATCAGCGGATCGATGCGCTGGCGGGAGTTGCGTTTCGCCAGTTCCACGGTCGGCTGGACGCTGAGCATCGGCCCCGGCGCCTGGTGGATGACGAAGCCGATGAAGCTGTTGGCCCCCTCGGTGTTGTGCGTCGGAATCCACCCCTTGCCGCAGAGATAGAGCTGGCTCGGCGAGTCGACCGAAATGCACCGCACGGGCACGCTTTCCACCGGCCGGATGTCGACGATCCGGCGCCGGCGGCTTTTCCCGGGTCGGCCGTCGGTGATGGAGCGCATGCGCGCGACCTTTCGGGAAAGCTTGAACATGGGCTCTTCGCGGTACGCGGCCCAGGACAGGCGCCACCCCGCCCGCGTTTCGCAGATCCCGTTGCCGTGCGGAAACGCCTTCTGCCCGGCTGCGGATCGAAACATCGTCGGCTTGTAGCCGAGGCTGTGAAGCAGCTCGGCCATGGCGTGGACCAGACTCTCGTCGGCGTTGCTGAACTCGCAGCGCCGGTTCATCGAAATCGACCCGTCGGCGTCCATCAGCCCGCGGACCAATTCTAACCGCTGCTCCCGGCTCGCGCGCAGGTACTGGGCCGGCACGTGCTTGTTGTCGAGCACGTCCAGCATACGCAGCCGGACGATGAATCTGGACCGCCCCCCGGGCAGGACCGGCCGGTCGGCGTCCCCATCGAGCCGATGGGTGGGGTCGATGACGATGTTGGCGCATTTTCCCTTGCGCCAGCTCGGCAGCCTGAATACCGCGTCGACGCCGCACGCGCGCAGATGCTCGGCGGCCTCCGCGTCGTCCTCGTGGACGCCGATATGGTTCATGGTGGCGCTGCCGTCGCCGAGCCAGAACCCCAGGACATAGGGATGGATGATCAGGTTCTGCTCGGGCGTCTCGGCGGGATCGCAACAATCCACCGCGTAGCGGTAGCGCCCGCTGTTACCGATGCGAACGCGCCACATCATCTCCTCGGTGCGTAGCACCCGGGCGACGGGAACGTCGTTGGTGAATTCCCACACCGGCCAGCGATGCGTGCCATCACAGACGAATCTCTCTTTGTCGTCGAAAGTGACCGCGAAGCACCGCCGCCCGGTCATCACCTCCGAGATGCCGGTCACGCGGCAGTAGCGCCCGTTCTCGTCGAATAACGTGTCGCCGACCACGAGCGTGCCCATGGTCTTCCAGCCGACCGCCATGGGGATCGGCGTATCGAGGGCGAGCGGTGCGCCCACCTGAGCCGCCTTCATGAACACCACCCGCCGGCAGGGATCGGCAGGCGACAAGGCATCCAGGATTGCCCGCATGTAGGGGGTCCGCGCGATGCGGTAGCGCCCCGGCTCGGCCGAGGCCCGCGAGGTCAGCACGCGATGTTGCTCGGCCCACTCCGAGACCGTGAGCAGCGGGTCCGGAGCCAGCCCGTCGCACCAGGCGCGCGCGATATCGCCTGAGCCCGCGAAGGGCTCAGCGGAGCCTTCAGCGAAACCTTCAGCGAAGCTCGGGCCGGATCTCGGCGAGCTCATTGAGATGCTCTCGGACATGGGTTTTCAGAACCTTCTGCATGGCATGCGGTTCGATGCCGAGCTCGACCGCCATCAGGGCGGCGACCCGGGCCGGCCAGTTGACCCAGGCGTCGCGCTCGCGGCGCGCGAGCCGGTACACTTGCGCCGTCGCACGCGCCCGGTCGACGACCTCCTCGCGCAGCCGCTGCACCTGGATGCGGGCGCGCTGCGCCTTGGCGATCTCATGCGCCGTGCGCGCCTGGGTGAAGCTGGCCGCCCCCTGCGGGGCCGGATCGGGTGTCGGTACCAGCTTTGTCTCGGCCGCAGAATGGTCCCCGTCAGCCGCAGACTGGGGTTGTCGGGCCGAGGGGGTTTCCTCGGCCGAAGTGGCCTCGGGCCGCCGCGCCGGATCGGTGCTCGCCTCCCATTGGGCGTCGGCCTTCTCGGGATCGATGCTGCCGTCGGGCTCCGGCGTGAGCCTTCCCGCGCGCACCGCCTTCAGCACCGCGACGTGGCTCACGCCCCTCCGGCGCGCATATTCCCGAAGCGATACGCCCATGCTCGCAGAACCCCGAAAATAGTATTGGAATCATTGTCTTGAGCGCTTGCTATCGGGCCGGAACAGCGCGTGTATGACGTCGTAATCGAAAGGGAAAGCCGATGACCTACATGGACGACGAACTCTCAACGCTCCTCAGCTCCTTCTTCGACAACATCACCAACGAGGCCTCGGAGGACCTGGTCGGCGAGTTTGTCGACCTGTTCGAGCGGCACGACGGCATCCGCTCCGCTCGCACTTTCGAGGAAGCGGGCGTGTTGACCGGCAACAGGGGTGTCGTCCTCGAGCTGGGCGACGGCAGCCGGATCCAGCTTCAGGTCGTATCCAGCTAATCGAAGGTGGCCCCCTTTGGCCCCGCTCGGCTCACCCGGCGGGGCTTCGGGCGGTAGCAGCGTCGCGACGGGCGCGGCGCGCTCAAACCGAAGGAGGGACAGATGAAACTCACCGACACCCAGATGGTCGTGCTCTCGGCCGCCTCGCAGCGCGAGGACGGCTCGATCCTGCCGCTGCCGGCCTCGATCAAGGGCGGGGCCGCCGCCAAGGTCACCGGCGCGCTCCTGCGCAAGGGGTTGATCGCCGAGGCGCCGCGCCGCAACGGCGCTCCCATCGGCGAGACCAACTACGCCATCACGGCCGAGGGCGCGCATGCCATCAACGTCGAGCCGGCCGAGTGCCCGCACCTGGCCGACACGGCCGCACGGGCGCCCGACAGCGGCGAGGACGCCCAGCCGGTGCCCCAACCCCGCCGGAAGGCGAAGAAGGCCGCCACGGGCCGCGACGGGCCGACGGGGCCGCATGCCTCCCGCGCCGGCACCAAGCAGGCGCTGATGATCGAGATGCTGCGCCGGTCCGAGGGCGCCACCGTCGAGCAGATCATGGAAGCCACCGGCTAGCAGCGCCACTCCGTGCGCGGCTTCTTCGCCGGGGCGCTCAAGAAGAAGCTCGGCCTCGCCGTCACCTCGGAGAAGGAGGAGCGCGGTCGGGTGTATCGCGTCGCCGGTTAACGAAACCGCCCGCGGCCAACCGACACCGCCGTCCTCCGGGGCGGCGGTGTCACGTTCGGGCGCCGCCCACGCGGATCGCCTCGAACAGCCGCCTGAGCGCGAACGCACGGGCGATCGAGACCACCGTGAAGGCCGCGCCGACCAACAGGTGATCGCGAAGGGCCGCGGCGATCCCGAACAGCGGGAACACCAGAAGCTGGGTGACGACGGCAAGGCCATACCCCACGCCCACGTTGGTCACCGCCTCGATGAGCGACATGGCCCGCGACTGCCTCACCCCGCTTTCCTCGATCCGGCGATCGCCGCGCGTACCTCCCGATAGACGGCGGCGACGTCCACGATGATGAGCGATCGCGATCCTCGGCGCACGAGGTCGACCGGGCCGTCGTAACCAACCCGGTCGACAATCCCGTCGACGCCCCAGCAATAGACGCCGCGCGTCACGTCGAATGCCTCGACCCGGGCAAGATCGTCGCGAAGCGCATCGATGCCCACCCGTATGAAGGCGAGCGGCAGGCCGAAGCTGCGAAGCTCTCCAAGCACCGCCAGACAGGCGAGATCGCACCAGTCGTAGCGGCGACCCTGGCCCCGTCTCGTGGCCTCGCTGGGCCGGTACAGCCCCCGTGAAATCCACTTGTGGATCTCGTGTTCCGCCAAGCCGCACGCGGCCGCCACCTCGTGGATGGTCCATGTTTGCGTCATGCTGCCGTCCTCTCAGCGCCGACGGCGACCTCGTCGAACGGCCTGCCGTCACCGTCCAGTGTCGCGGCCTTGCCGGTCCAGTCCTGCCAGCGCCTGACGATGACATCGCAATAGCCGGGATCGAGCTCCACCAGCCGCGCGGTGCGCCCCGTCTTCTCGGCCGCAATGAGCGTCGAGCCCGAGCCGGCGAAGGGGTCGAGCACCACGTCGCGGCTCTTGGACGAGTTGCGCAGCGCCCGCTCGATGAGCGCCACCGGCTTCATGGTCGGATGCAGCTCGTTGCGCGCCGGCTTGTCGACGAACCACACATCGCCCTGGTCGCGGGCGCCGCACCAGTAGTGATCCGTGCCCTCCTTCCAGCCATAGAGGATCGGCTCGTACTGGCGCTGGTAGTCGGAGCGGCCCAGGGTGAAGGTGTTCTTGGCCCAGATCAGGAAGGTCGACCAGTGCCCGCCGGCCTCGCGGAAGGCGCGCTGCAGGGTGGCGAGCTCCGAGGACGACATGCAGACATACGCGGCCCCCTTGGTGACGGCGAGGATGTTTGTGCAGGTCTCGGCGAGGAACCGCTCGAAGTCGGCGCCGAGATTGTCGTTGGGGATCCGACGCTTCTTGCCTCGCGTCCTGTCCGTGGCGCTGTTGCCGTAGTCGACGTTGTAGGGCGGATCGGTGAAGCAAAGGTCCGCGAGCCCGCCGTCGAGCACCCGCTCGATGTCGGCGGCGACGGTGGCGTCGCCGCAGAGCAGCCGATGGCCGCCCAACAGCCACAGATCGCCGGGCTTGCTGATCGGATGCTCTGGCGTCTCGGGTGCCTCGTCGTCGTCGGTGTTGCCGACGGGGCCGTCTTCCGTGCCCTGCAGCAGGCGCTCGATCTCGTCGAGGTCGAAGCCGGTAAGGTCGAGATCGAACTCGGCCTCGCGCAGCCGCTCCAGCTCGACCCTCAGCAGGTCCTCGTCCCAGCCGGCGTTCTCGGCGATGCGGTTGTCGGCGATGCGGAAGGCCCGGGCCTGCGCCTCGCTCAGATGATTGATCCCGATCACCGGCACCGTTTCCAGCTCCAGCCGCTGGGCGGCCAGCAGCCGACCGTGGCCGGCGATCAGCACGCCGCGCTCGTCCACCACGCAGGGCACGTTGAAGCCAAACTCGGCGATCGAGCCCGCGATCTGCGCCACCTGCTCGTCCGAATGCGTGCGCGCGTTGGCGGCGTAGGGCAGCAGCCGGTCCAGCGGCCAGTGCTCGACTCCGAGGCTCGCTTGATGGTGTTGGGTCATCGAGCTCCCATGACGAAGCGCCGTCCGCGCTCGGAGGCGGGACGGCCGATGTCGTTATCTGGTGTCGTGGCGCCGCCGCGCCGGCCGGCGCCGATGACGCCGGTCTGACGCAAGGTCAACGGTGGTAACCAGGGGTGGTAACCGGGCGCTCCGGGTTACCAGCTGGTTACCACCTGGGTTACCACCCTAAGTCTTTGATATTGCGCGCTTTATCCCACCGGTGCCCCTGGTAACCGGGTGGTAACCTTGTTTTTCGGCCTGTCGCTAGCCAATTTTCGCGCTGGGCCCGCCCACTTGCGTTTGGCCCCAGGAAGGACCCGCAAACTCAATGGGTTAGACAGTATTCGTACCGATAATCAGTACGTACTGTCTGTCGTTACATAGCCCTTGATTTGCGTAACGAATGCCGTTACGATAGAGTGTGATCAAGAGCTTCGCCGACAAGCGCACGGCCGCTGTGTTCTCCGGTCATGCCGTGCGTGGGCTCGCCACCCAGATCCAGCGCCGGGCCCGGGCCAAGCTCCTGATGATCGATACGGCGGGACGCCTCGACGATCTCCGCGTCCCGCTGGGTAATCGGCTCGAGGCATTGCGGGGCGACCGGCAGGGTCAGCACAGCATCCGCATCAACGATCAGTGGCGGGTCTGCTTCGTATGGCGCGACGGCGAGGCCTGGGACGTCGAGATCGTGGACTACCATTGAGGACCGAGACAATGACCATCAAGCGTGAAGACATCGACAACCGCCAAGTGGACTTCTCCGACGTCGTGACCGGCCGACGCCTGCCGCCAGTGCATCCGGGCGAGATCCTGCGCGACGAATTCCTGACGCCGCTGGAGATCAGCGTCTACGGTCTCGCCAAGTCGATCAAGGTGTCGCGGCCCCGTTTGAATGACGTTGTCCGCGGCCGCCGTGCCATCACCACCGACACGGCACTCAGGCTCGGGCGCTACTTCGGAACGACGCCGGAGTTCTGGATCAACCTACAGACCCGCTACGACCTCGACGTGGCCGGGCGCACTGTGCGCCGTCGGATCGAGCGGGAGGTCGAGCCCCGTGCGGCGTGAGGCCGAACCGTCGACGGTCGCGTGACACAAGGCCAGGCCGACCGCAATGCCGGCCCCGAACACGACGAGGACCGCCCAGGTCTTCCACGCGGCGATGAAGCGAAGGTTGCCGAGCAGGCCCTTGAACGACGTTGCACGGCTCATGTCCGCCTCCTTTCGGCAATAAAAAAACCCGCCGCGGCGGGGCCGGAGCGGGTCGATTTCGAACACACCAATGAGATGCTGACACGAACCTACATCTTGTGATGCATCACTGTCAACCCCACAAGATGTGTTTGATCACGGTTTAGCTCGACCGACGTGGCGCTCGATAGTCGCGGGGGTCGAGGCAGGCGTCGTAGAACGCCTTGTCCATCCGGAACCAGTCGGTCTTGTCGATGCCACGCCGCGACGAGGCATTCGGTCCCGAGGGAACGGCCGAGACCACCTTCAGCCAGACGCCCCGCGCGCGGGCGATGTCGCGAACCTCATCCGCTACCTCGGCGAGGTCCTGGTCTTGGCTGAAGATCACCGCGATATCCAACGCGTCTCGATACGCCAACCGCACGACGTCCAGCCCCAGTATGTGGACGCCCCCCTGGGTGCAAGCAGGAATTTGGGCAACTCGTGGCATGCGGTCAGGCACTGTCGTATGTCCGGCCTCTCGATGCAGCCTT